TTGGGTGTTTCAGGGTTTCTTGTTGAGTGCAATGAGGAACGTCTACCTACTACAAACCCTTTTTCGGCAATTAATCCACTCTACCTCTCAACTAAAGCGTACTCACCCCCTTGTATGTTTTTAATCCTCGTAATCTGGTTCAATACCCTCTAATAAATCCGGAAGCATATCATCAAACATATCATCTATCATCTCTTTTGTAATCCAAGATGGTATTTTATCCTCGTTGTAAATTTTAGTTATTTCAGCAGTTTCTTCTGGAGGATAACCGGGGTCGCCGTTAGGCATATAATACCTTCCGGGGTCGTAGTGATAGTCAAATTCAATTTCTATTTCGTGATACTCATTTGTTTCTTCATCTTCAAAATATAATGTTCCGTACATTTTATTAGTCTTTAAGGTTAAATGAATTTTTAATAATATCAATACACAAGTTCAAAGTAGCCTCTACCAGCTTCTTGTGTTCATTGTAAGGCTCACAGTCAACTTGATTGATTCTGTCAATGGCTAATTGTGCCAGCGCTTGTGAGTAATCTCTGGCTGCTTTAATGAGTTCTTTTTCTTGCATAGGTGGTTGGTTTAAGAAAGATAAAAAAGGGGGCATATAAGCCCCCGGTTGGATTAAAATGGGAGGTCATCACTCTCCAGAGCATCTAAAACAGTTTCTTGCTTAGGAATATCTATTATCGTATCAGCTTTAGGTAAAACTTTTTGTTCAAATACTTTAACCCAAAACGAATCATCCTTCCAGTTAGCTTTTACTTGTTCTACTGGAACACCCCAACTCATTTTCTCGTCATCCAAAGTACAAAAGCAATTAGGTTTGTCGTTTTTAACGTACAGCCTAAGGCTTAACTTCTTGCCGATAAACACCTTCTCGTTTGATAGGTTGTTGATAATTCCTTTAGAAATACCATTAAGGTTCATTTCAAGCTTACTGATTCCTCCATCTCCGAGGTCCAACTCCAAGACTAATTGATTAACCTTGTCGTTGCGATACTCATAACTCTCCATCTTTACACCTTGAAGATACCCTGCAATGGAACTTGCTTCTCCTTGTGCAACCCACTTGCCATCTTCATTCTTTTCCAGCTTCTGAAATACTGGAGTAGTTTGGTTTTTAATGGTCATCTTGTAAAAACCCTTGAAAGTGCCGCTTTCGACACCAAATCCAATGTCTGCCATAATATTGTGATTTAATTGTTTACTTCTTTTTCTTTGCTTTAATCTTTTTCTCTTGTTCAAGCATAGCTTTAGTTGGCTTTTTGGGAGTAGCACCAGTTCTTTTATTCTCTTCTGCTTTCTTTCTGATATTGTTCCAAAGACTGTTCTTTACTCCAAGTTTGTTCTTTTTCATAGCAAATATATAGTTTAATAATTAAAAATACCACTCTTCCGGAATATTTCCGCTTGCCCAGACAATATTATTCTTGTCGCACCAGTCGGCATAGGTTGTCTTACTACCTTTATTTATCTTGCCAAATGGATTCTGGAACACTATGCGGATGTCTAATTCTGGATTGCTTTCAATAACATACATTATTTTTTTGCGGTCTTCGAGTGTCCACCTGCCTTTGATTTCGACCATAACTCCAGACGGGAGTGTAAAGTCGGGAGTGTATATATGCTCTGTTGCCGGAATTGTATATACAATCTTTTCAGTTTCATACGATACAGCAATGCCTTTTTGAATGAGGTCAGCCGCAATTTTAGCCTCGAAAGCACTCCTGTAACCTTTCTCTCTGGCTTGTTTTGTTCTTTTTGAATCATTGAAAAATTTTTTTTTAGCGTTAGGAATTTTTGTCCTTCTCTTAGAATGGGATGTCGTCTTCTTTTTGCCCATATTTGTCTGCATAAATTTGTGTTGGATTATTAAAGCCAACTTGTTCACTATCATAGTAGTTCCCGCCACTTGCCCTGTCAAATCTAACTTTAAAAAATCCTTCTGAACCAACAAACTCTTGGTGTCTTACTTTCCATATCTGTACGTCTGTATGGTTGTCATCTTTTCTTAAACTTATGCCATTGTCGGTAAGATTATAAAAGTGAGAACTACTGTATAAGTCATAACCAGTAGGCATCACATATCTACCATCATCTTTTTTCTGTAACTTTCTTGGGTGTACCACAATAAAAACGTGGCACTCAAACTTCTTAGCAAAGCTTGTGAACTTACTAAGTATTTGCCCAAAGTAATCTCTTGTATCTACATTAGCCGGACTTGTAGTGTCCATTGTGGTCCAATTATCAATAACCAATATGCGTATATTAAACCTCTTGACCAAATAGCTTGCTTTCTCTATCAATGTTTCTGGCTTATTCTCTTGTTCTGATAAATAAAAGATATAGTCTTGCAAGAAGTTAATGCCATTTAAGAACCTACTCTTATCGCTATCACTATTAGGGTCTAACGTATCTCTACTGTGAGCAATATACTTATAAACTAAATTAGTTAGGTGTATTTTAGGGGTCTTTTCTCCGGAGTAAAACGCCGTTGCAAAGTTATGCCTCTTAGCGTATTGCACAGCCAGATAATCTACAAAGTTAGATTTACCAGCACCGGGAGTTCCAGTTACTATTGTTATATCGCCTAAATTAACAGTAAAGTATTTATCCAAGCTGATTAATCCAGAATCATAGGTATCTGGATAACCCTCCACAAAGAATTTCATAGCATCGTCAGCAAAACTGTTTACTCTGCTTATACCCTCAATAGGAAACGGCTCTGCCTTTTCAAATAACTCCCTTAAACTTGCAGCGCCCTCATTAACCAACACTTCATTGGCATCATTATATATACCGTAATCAACTATAAAGAGTTTACTTCTATCAAATCTCCTTGCTAAAGCATTTTTATAAGCTATGCCTTTGTCATCATTATCTACTGCTATGTATATCTTTTCCAGCTTATCCAACTCTTCATATAGTCCAGTAACCCAGTTATCGTTTGCTCCGTTTTGACCACTAATAGTATATAAGACTCCAGCTTCCACCCAACTCGCTACATCTATTTCTCCCTCTGTAATAAGTATATAAGGAGCATTTTTAATTACTCTGGCGTTATATGGACTGGGTTTTGCTCCGGATAGCTGACGCATATCCTTTTTGTCTGATACATTGCGGTACTTGATATTAACGTGGGTATTGTTCTCATCGTAATAATTAAAGGCAATATATTCCATATTGCGATTTACAATACTGCCAATACCTAAATCAGATAGCGTTGATTCTTTAATAGAGCGACCTTTAAAGTAATCTACCACAGTCTTAGATATACCCGTAGGTAAATTAGTAGGTGTGTTGTATTGCTTTTCGTTTCCCATTTGTATTTTACCTTTTGCGTCACAATGATGACACTTGTAAACACCATTTATTAAATCAACACTTAGTGGCTTGTCGTTTCTATTCTTAGCACTTCTTGTGTGTTGACAAAAATGGCATCTTATCTTACATCTTGCAGATGCACTACTGGGTATATCAAACCCTTGCTCAATAAACTTTTGTCGATACATTTTTCTGACTCATCCAGTATTGTTTCGCAATTTCCCTATATTTCTCATACTTGTTAGCGCTACCAAGTAGTGTTGATGCCCTAACGTAATCTCTCATATCATTATTAAAACCCCAATTCTTTACCGCCCAGCTTATAATTAAATCAAGGTCTGCCTCTTCCACTTTGTACTTCTTTTGAATTACTGAAATCTTATTGGCAACACTCTTAACACTTGCTTTATTGGTGTGAGGTGGTGGACTTATATATCCACATCTAAATTCCTCTGCTATCTCTTTGAGTCGCCTTAAAAAATAAGAACCAAGTTCCATACTACGAGTATTAGTTTGTTCTGTTTCTATATCCATATACATTGCAGATAAAGCAGTAATACTTGGCGCTAATCCATCTGGAGTATGCTCCACTAATTGCTCACTTAAAAGCCTGCGTAAGCTTGCAGCGACCATAGCACTCCCTACACCCAATGATTCCCCTATAACACTATTATTAGCTTGTATA